TTACGAGACTCAGTTTGAGAAGCACGGTAACGAACGTGTAAGAACGGTCGTTTTAGGTTTTTACCTAACTGCTCATCGTAAACTGAAGATACACCAGCAGGTACAACTACACCGCGGATATTAGTAACAGCATCGTTAAGAGCTCCACGAGTTCCTTTGTCATTCAAATATTTGAAATCAGACTTGTAGAAATCGTAAGAACCTCTTCGGAATCCAGAGAAACCTAAGTTAAGTGCCATACTTTCACTGTTGTTAAATACTCCATAAGAAGTACCACCAGCGCCGTAAGAATTCATAGAAGCAAGCATATCATCAATAGCTAAGCTAGAAGAACGATCTACAAATAACATGTTTTCTTCAATAGCACCTTGTTGGTCAAATACAGCTAACATAGCGTCAAACTCAGCCAAATCAGTAGCCGCGTTAACACCAGTAATACCAGATGATTGGTGACCACGAGTTGTAATAGCAGAGAATAAACCTTCAGTACCAGACATACCAGCATCATTACCTGGATTAGGTAATCCATCAGCAGCAGTTGCAACCTCTAATTCACCTTCTAACATAGCCATCTCTAAATAATCAGAGAAACGAGCTCTAGTGTCACCTTCAGCTTTTAAGTACCATAAGTAACCATTTTGCCCATCTTCACCAGAAACTTCAACCCAACCAATAGCAGATGCATCAGATCCAGAGATTTCGTAGTAATCCTTTAAGATGATGTGCTTGTTTGAGTAAGACTTGAATTTAGGTGCGTTAGCAGATGCACGACCAGCAGCACCTTTTTCAAATTCAGAACCAACAACTAATATTCTAACTGCACCAGCATCAGTACCAGAAGCTAATAAAGCATTCATAGTAGCACCACCATAAGCTATAACTCGTATTTGGTCAGTATCATCATCATCAGGATCGATGTGAGATACATAACCTTTAGCGGTAGCGGTAGCAGAAGACATAACAACCATGTCACCAACACGAATACCGTGATTAGCTCCAACAGCGTTTCCGTCCATGTCATTGATTATAGTATAATCAGTATTGTTATCATCATACTCAGCAGTGTACGCTAAGTGAAGACGACCTTGTTCAGACCATACAACTCGATCAGAAGCAGAAGCTTCTTCAGCGCCAATTTGGTTTAAGAAACCAGCGATTGTTCTTTTACCATAGATCTCAGATTCTTTTTCCATAAGATCTGGTAAGTATTGTTGTGCCCAACCAGTATCACCACTTCCAGCGAAGTCGATATAGTTAGTGTTGAGCGTTTGCTTACGTGGAGCCGCATCCGGTCCATTTGCACTTGAAATTGCCATAATTAAATGTTTTTAAATTAAGTTATTTTTTATTTTTAATCTTAAATTTAAAATCAGAAGAATTATCACCTAGCACCTTGAACTTGAGTCCTCCGCTTTCTACTTGATTTCCACGTTCTTGACGAGGATTCATATTGACATTTTTGCTTTTAGCAACACTGTCTTTTAAAGCATCGGATTTACCTTGTTCATAAAAGTGTTGAGCGATAGCGTCAGCATTCATTGCAGAATATAAAGCTTTATGATAACTTTTAGCATCATCTAGAACTCCATCGTTATTAACAAACTTGTTAATAAAGTTGTTGATGTCACTTTGAGTTGACTTTATGTCATCTGCATTTTTAACATTAAATCTATATTTTTTATCTCCGACATTATATTCAAAACCTTTGAATTTATCGTTAAAGACTTGATTAGTCTTTTTGTCAAATACAGACTTTTGTTTCTCAGCTAACTGTTTATTCGTCTCTGATTCTTTATTGTATCTATTAAAGAAGTCCATAGCTTTCTGCGCTTCAGGCGTTAACCTACTTCCTGCTTTAATTTCATTGTAATATTTAGACTTTTGCCCGTCTAAGTAGGCTTTCGCGCTGGCAACTTGCTCTTTAAGCGCTAATTTTTTTCTTCTAACTTCTCTTTCATCATCTAACTCTTCATCATAGCTAAATGAATCTTCTATTAAGAAATCTATCTCTTCCGCATTTAAGTGCGGTTTAGTTCTTTTATAATACTCAAGTAAAGCTGTTTTATTGTCAAGATCACTATAATCTTTATTTAACTCTACATAGTCTTCTAAAGTACCACCAGTTTCATTCATAAAGTCTAATAACTTCTGAACATCTTCAGATAAAGGTTCACCAGTCTGTTCCGCTTTAGCAATAGCTTCTTCAACTTGTTCAGCTACTTCTTCAACTTCCTCATTAGTTACCTCTTCTAATACTGGTGTTTCTGTTTCTTGTACTTCTGTTTCCGACTGTACTTCTTCTTGTTCTTCTGTGGATCCGGAGTCTTCATCGCTTCCCACCACTCCTGCTGCGTCAGTTGTGTCTTCTTCAGTTTTTGTTGGTTCTTCATCAACTATTGGTTTGTTTAAATCAACTTTGTACACTGAATCATCTCCAGCGGACTCAAACTTAGATTCATCAATCTGAGGTTGAGTGGTTTCTTGTGTAGTTTCTTCAACTACTTTTTTGTTTTCTTCCATAATATAAAATAAAAATTAGTAATTATCTAGGATTAAAATCTTCTAATCCCATACCACCACCAAGTATATCATTACCTGATGATTCAAAGTTTTTAGGTGGATTACCTGATTTTCTTTGATCTATAAGTTCACTTTGCTGTGATGCTTGTATTCGAGTTCTCTCATCTTTACGATCTTCTTTTTGCTTTTCTTTAGCATCTACAGTACTTTGCTCCATACCTTTTAATTGTTGGTTAATTTGAAACTCTAACATCATTAGTTCTTTTTTACCAGCTAATTCTTGTTTTAATTTTTGAGCTTCAAATTGAGCTTTAACTTGTTCTAATTGAGCTTGACCTTGCATTTTTGCTTGATCTTTCTGCATCTCAGCTTGTGCAGCAACTTGTTGGGCTTGTGCATTAGCGTCAGCTTGTGCTTTAATATTTTGCTGTTGAACTAATTGATCTCGCTCTTGCTTCTTCTTACGTCTAATCTTTAATACTTGATTAGCTAATTTGATATTTTTAATATCTCTTACGTCTATTGCATCTTCTAAATCTATACCACCTTGAGCTAAAGCTTGTTGTATATTATTTTCAAGCATTTGCTTCTCTTCCTCGTCTGGTGCTAAATCAATAAATATACCAAAGTCATATAAATGTAAACTACTCATTTCCTCTAAAGTAGCTACATTGTGAGCTCCTAATGCGTGTATAAATGCTTCTTTTGTCGGAGAGTACTCAATAATATCTGAAATTCTAAGTGATAATTGCTCAGCAACATCAGCTGTTAAAAATAACCCAGATTGTAATATATGTCTCGTAGCAGTATTACTATTAGCAGCTGCTAGTTTTTGAACTCCAACTAATGCGTTTTTATCTGGCGTAGTACCATCTCTAGCTTCATTCAGTCCGGTGACATCACGAATCATTTGCAAGTAGTAATTGTAAGTTTGAATTAAACTCTGCATTTTCTGCCCACCTGAACCACTAGATATTTCTTGGATCGGTACTTTACCTGGATTCATATCTCCAGTTTCAGTAAACGATCTACCAATAACAGAACCTGTTTGGAAGAACATGTTTAATGCTTCTTGTGGATTATAGTTTGTTCCATTACCTAAATCTATCTCAGCTAATCCATCGGCATCTAAGTAAACACCATCTGGTACCATGCGAGATAATACTTGTTGTAACTTCAAGTGCGTTAATTGTATCATATCAGCAAAACCAGTTATACGTTTTACTAATGATTCAATACGACCATTATATATTCTAGGTGCTACAATACTATAGTTCATTTTAACTTTAGTAAAGTCACTCTTAGGGCGTAACATATTTCTAGCTACTTCCCACTTAAGCATTTTATCAGTACCTAATATTAAAGCTCCTTCATATAAACACTCTATTTGTCTTTGTAATTTGGTAAAGTTTCCGTCTAAATCTTTTGGAGGATTAAATGTATCATCTTTCTCAATTGCTTTCTCAGCACCTGAACCAACTTCTTTAATTTTGTAGGTTTCGTTTTTGTGAGTCTTCCAATTGAAGTATAAGACTTGAACCTGGTTATTATCATAATCTTTTTGTGTATTATAATTACCCTTATCAAAGTTATTTGTTTCAGATATTTCTTTTATCTCTTCCTCTGTTAAATGAGGAAATTGAACTACTAATTCATTAATAGGTACATGCTTAACCTCACCAGCATAGTATATATCTTCAAAGTAAGGGGATTCTGTTTTTGAATAAACTAAATCTGCTGGATCAACATATTTTACTAATACACCTTGTGACGTATTGAAAGTAGTTTTTACAGCACCAATTCCTAGTACTGTTAAATCGTAAAAGAATCTACGTTTAGTTAATTCGTAATTACTACCTTCAAGTAAAACATTTATAGCTTGCTCTTCAGCTATTTCTACAGCCTGTTTATAAGTCATCTGCATATGCAGCTTTAACTCTTCTTCATTTTCAGGCATATCTGGCATATCGTTCTCTGTTAAGTCAACACCAGTTGATTGCATTATTAGATCAGTATATTCTTTTGATCTTAAATCTCTAAGTATACTTTCCATATACTCAGTACGCATCTCCACACCGTAAGGATCTTGTGAGTACGCTTTAATATCGTAATTTCTTTGAGCTAAGCCGTTAACTACAATATCAACAAACTTAGGTATAATAGGTACTGGTTTCCAGTCTAGATTTAAATAACTTAAGTCACCATTTATAGATAATTCATCTTTATACTTTTGAATAGATTGCTCACCTCTAGCGTATAACCTCAAGTTGTGAAAATCATTTTTAGTATTTATATGTCTACCAGATCTTGATCCTCTATCATCAGAAAACCACTCCTGTTCAATAGCCCTTGCTACTTTCAAACCATATTCATTAGTCATCTTTTCAAGATCACTAACTGCTTGACTTGGGAAAAAACTCTTTACAACTGACTCAGCCATAATTACCTTTTAATTATTTTAGATGTAAAACCATCCTGTTCATACTTACTTATACTTATGTTTAACTTAGGCTTATAAGATGGTGCTTTAGGGGAATATAAATGTCTATTACAACCCATAATTGCTAACCCTGAACTTATAGCCGCATCAAACTTTGTTCTTTTAGTTATATCAAACTTTGCCCAGTCATTAAGTGTTTCGTTAAAATACATAGTACCATAATTACCTTCACCTAAATGACCGATATGATCATTGATATACATTTCAATTGCTGCAGCATGAGCTTGCTTAATATCCTCACTAGAGTTTGGTATCCCACCAACTTCTTTTTCAGCTGTAGACAATTTGTTCCAGATTTTATCAGGTCTATTCATACTAAACCCTCTATAACCTCTTCGTTTAAAATAATATAAAAGTCTTGGTTTGTTATTCTCAGCTAGTAATGGCATGCCATAAAATACACAAGCCATAAGTACATCTTCAAAGAATATTTCAGCGGTTTGAGGTCTAGCAATATATTCTAAAAAGAATGTGTTTGCTGGGGAATCTTCCATACTGAATTTAGTTAAACCATGAAGAGCACCGTTTGATCCACGTCCATCAACTGTTCCGCTAATATCATAGCTATCACAGCCAAAAGCTCCCATATGTTCATTTCCAGGATACTTAACCCCATTTTTAACTATCACTCTATTTTGAAGATTTTGAGGCGGTACCCAGCTAATTTTAAACCTTCCAGTAGGATCTGGATTAAAAACCACACTAGTATCTTTTACACCACCAACCCATTGAAAGCTACCAGTAGTCGTTACTGCTGAGTTTCTAATACCTTCATTATAATCTATTTGCTCGTATAGTTTCACAAGATTAAATAAACTATTTTTTGTTTCATCTCTGAAAGCATGTTCTTCTGTTCTAGGGAATTGACGGTAAAATTCATTTAAAGCATCTTGATCTCCTTTTAAACCATCTACTTCATTATCCCAGTGATCTACTACACCAACTTCTATTAGTT